TCCATTCTGGTCTTGGTCTGTTGATACATTCCAAGCGATACAGTAATTATAGGCAACAGTATTATTATATATACCTGAACCTGCCAAATGAAAATTTTTAGCAGTGTCAAAATCCCAAGTATCTACATATTCAGTAGGTAAATAAATCTTAATATAAAAATTAGGATAGCCAATTGCGTCATTCGCAGTGCCAGTATCACTCCCCTTTAATCTTATATATGTGGTTCCTTCTAAATCAATTAATTGATAAACTTTAAGAGTTTGTTTATTTTCTGCTGTTCCATTTTGTAATTTCCACGGATACACGCTTAAACCATCTAACTTTAAAGCCAGTGTATCAACCTCACCAGCCGTTAAAGTATCTTTAACTTCAACTGTAGTTGCTTTTAAATCATTAACTTCAAGTGTTCCTGCTACATATAAATTCTTCACATCAATATCTTGCGGATATTGAGTTTCGTGAATTAAATGATTTAACGACATTTTACCTTTTTTTTATTATATATTAAGAAAAGAAAAAAAATATATTTACTTTTCAACAACGTGAATTGTAATATCATAATGTAGAGTTCCAACAACCCCATTTTGAAGTTCAACCGTATATTTTATATCAAAAGAAAAGGCTGAAGGTTCAACACCAACATCTACTAAAGCAATACTATCAGCCATTATTTTTGCTTGAGTAAGATTTAGAGACGATACAACAGGTCTATATACTCCAACAGCGGAGAATTCATATTTATCAATAAAAGCCTGTGGCATTTGAACCGACACTATCGCTTCTGTAGAGTTTAATGCTATATCAAAATTTTTTTGTCCCCATAGTTTAACAAACTTTTGTCCTGAACCTGAAGCAAAAACTTGATAAAAAGTGTTATTTTGTTTGTCTCCCCCTACAATATAAGCAAAATATTCAATAGGGCTAAGAAGTTGATTTTTTAGTAGTAAATTACCCTCTACAATCATATCATTCACTTCTACATTTTGATTTTGTCTAAATGGATTATCTGCTAATAGATGATTTAACGACATTTTACTTTTTTTATTATATATTATTACAAGAAAAAAATTTTAAAAACAACAATACTTTTTTTTAATATTATTTAAATTAATTGTTTTACCTTTACTAACACTTACTACAAAATCAATAAAACTTCCTATAAAATAACTATATCTTTCATATGCTTCATCACCTATAAGACTTTTTAGATTATTTAATACAACTACTTTTTTATCAACACCATTTAAATCTAAAATACCTTCTACTTGTTCCATTAATTTTAGGATAGTATCAATAATATTATCCTCATTAACAACCATATAATCTTTTTTATTATTCATCTTTATAATATACGTCAATAATATTTTTCTTGGTATAAGTCCATATTTTGTTGATTTAGTTTATATAACATTTCTCTGTTTAATGCTCCTGATGCTCTACCTCCATTAAATCGTTTCACAAAAGGGGGTTGAAGTGGATTAAATAAAGGTTGTTCTGGCGGTTCTGGAGGCATATTTTTCATAATACTCCTATATTTTCCTGTTAATTTAAACATTTCACCGTTAAATGTTCTATATCCTGTATTAGGCATATAAGGATATGTTGCTATTTGTTGAACGAAATTATACATAATGTTTATATTTTTATGTGCTATATATTATAGAATATAAAATTATTTTACATTATGTTAAGTTATAAAAAAGGGATTGCTATAGCCAAATGTGGAGACAAAATAATATATCTAAATAGTGATAGTCAAGACGTTAAAAGTAAATTAAGCCAATCATTCAAAGACGAATTAAAAAAATTAAGTATAACAGATAGAAAAAAAATAATTGAATGCTTACAGCAAAAATCACCACCGACCAATGATAAAAAATTATTACAATTATATGAAAAGGGTATTAATGATTTAAATGAAAAAGGTTTTACTGAAATTAAATGTAAAGAAAAAGTGCAAGTATTACCAAGAAAAGATTTAGTAGAAAAGGTTTATATTTCTGGTGTAAGCGGTTCAGGTAAATCAACATATACAGGTAAATATATTAAAGAGTTTAAAAAAATGTTTAAAAATGATGAAATATTCGTTTTTTCAAGTGTTAGTAAAGATGAAGCATTTGATAAGTTTAATCCTATAAGAATACCTATTGATGAAGACTTATTAGAAGAACCATTAAATATAAGTGATTTTGAAAACTCTTTAACTATTTTTGACGATACAGACACCATACGAAATAAAATATATAGAGATATTGTAAATGGTATTAAAGCAGAAATGATAGAAATAGGACGGCATTATAAGGCACGGTGTATTATAACATCACATATGATAAGTAATTATCGTTCAACACGACAAATATTAAATGAAGCAACAAGTATTACTTTTTTTCCTAAAAGTAGTGGCACATATCATATTAAAAATTATCTTAAAACTTACGCAGGATTAGATAAATCACAGATACAAAAGATATTAAAAATTTCTTCAAGATGGATTACAATTTATAGAACATATCCGTCTTATATTGTATGGGAACACGGAATAAGTATTTTAGCGGACTTTAATTAAAAAAATATAGTCTATTATATAATAAAATGGATAAATATTTACAATCCGCTGAAAAAGTTGATTTGACAGGACAAAATATAATAGATATAGTGGGTGGTGATATATCTATTATAATATATAGTGATTTACAAGATATAAATAATATTGATAATCTTTTTGAAAAAAGTAATTGTGTAGCAATATTATATGAAACAAGAAAAGATTTCGGACATTGGACGGCGTTAATAAAACATAATAATAATACAATTGAGTTTTTTGACCCCTATGGATTGCAACCTGACGCAGAACTTAAATATGCTACGTATAATGTAAGAAAAACGCCTAATGGATTACTTGAACCTCATTTATCTTGTTTGTTAAATTCTTCTAATTATAATTTGATATATAATAAAATAAAACTTCAACGATGGTTGCCAGATGTTAATACTTGTGGGCGTCATATAGCATTAAGAATAAAGTTTAAACATATGCCATTACAAACATATACACGATTACTAACACATAATAGATGTTATGATGCTGATTTATGGGCTACAGCCCTTACAATTGCTTATTCTATTTAATATATTATTGATAATAAATAATAATACTTGGTATTCTTGACCCTCCAGAAGAACTTGGTGCTGTTGGGTAGGTGTTATCATTATACCACGTAGCATATCTTTTAGCACCTGATTGAAAAACACCAGTTATATAACCGTATTCACCCCTCCACGTATCATCGTAATTTTCCCACGAAATCAATAAATTACTTGTTCCATTATATACAAAATTAGTTGTAAATTCATTTTTTATATAACCACCTACTCCTATATTAGGCGTAAAACCTAATGTAGAAAAAGCAGTTTTACAAGTTGTTAATGTTGGTGCGACACCACCATTAATATCACTGTAATTTACTGATGCGGTTGAAGGAAAAGAAGAGCCAGAAACGTGTGCTAATCTTATAACTTGATTATTTGCTTCATAAGAAGTTTTCCACCCCTCCCAGTAATACGCTATTGCTGTAATTGTTTTACCTGCTACGGCTGTTAATTCACTTGCTAAATAAATAGCCCCTCCTTGTGAGTAATCATATAATCCATAAAAAGGCATTGCTGTTAAATTGCTTGTTCCTCCACCTGCTATTTCTATAGAAGACGGAGCGGACGCTGTTTTATTATAACCTATAAATATACACGGCATTTTATATGATATACATTAGATTTTTTTTATGTAAGTGTTAATGTTCCTATTAAACAAACTTTTAATCCTGTTGCTGTTCCATTTCCTATTTGGTCTATGTCTATTGTAATTACTCCATCATCAGGCATAGATAGAGTGGTTATAACTGGTGGATTTGCTGTATTGCTTGTTGTTTGTCCGTTATTAATAGTGATTTTTGTTGATAATATACTCGTTCCATTTAAATTTATATCTACTGTGAAAATACTTCCTGTTGTTTGTGCTGTTGTTAAACTTGCTTTAACATTTGATAATGTAAATGCTCTTGGTATTCTAAATGTTGCTTTATTAGTTCCAGATGTTAATGCTGTTTCTTCATCACTACAAGATATAATTATATCATATGGACTT